TGGTATCATTTTTTCGAGACGAAAAAAAGCCCACCGAAGTGGGCTAGGTTGATTATTTTAGGTTAGTTAAGAATTCCTCGAGTAAGTCTAATTGTGCTACTGGGTCATAGTTTGGGTATTCATCATTGTCAATTAGCTTCTTAAGTGAATCCACCATAGCGCGCTGTTTATCAGCACAGGTTTTAGGCGCTTGAGGTTCAGGTTTACTGCGAGTTGTAGTAGATTCATCTTTGATCTTGGTTGATCTACCTACAACACCTTCAAACTCAGGGTCTAACCACTGGTTAAGTTTCGTCATTCTACTGGATACCTCATTCTTAGCTTTATCTAATGCGTATTCCGCAGTGACCTGTTTACCTTTCCAAGATACCTTTTTCTTTTTACTTGCACTATCTAGGGCTATATAGGCTTTATGGTCAGGTGTTACCATTTTGGCAAAATCATCCGCCCAGTCACCACCAAAATTGGCACATAGGTTAGCTTTCAATTCGTTGAACGCCTCCTTGGATAGCAATCCCTTTCCCTTCTTCCCATTAGGTGATATATAAACTAGATGGGCATCTTTACCTATGTCTTTAATGGCGGTAGATGCTAGGGTCTTCAATGTGCCATCATGGCTATTGGTCTCTGATACCCAAAGGTTGGCGTGTGATATTGCTTTCGAAAGTTTAGTTTGATTTGTCATAATTGTATTTCCTATTAAATTAACCAAGGGCGTTATTGCCTCTTGATGGTTCACATATTAACACGTTAGCGTACATGATCAAGGGATAGCGTAGGATTTTATGGGTTTACTGCGACTCGCAGTATATTGCCCCCCACCCCCCGCTTTTACTATTTAGGAATCCTAACAACATATATATACCAATACGCTCAAATAAATCGTATTTTTCTGAAACCCCCCCACCTTGTTTAAAAAAGGCTAGTCAAAAAAAATTTTGTGTGTTACTTTTGAAACTCATCCAAATCTGAATAGGTTACGTATGGGTCAGGCTTTAGTAGAAGGTAATGCGAGTCACATAGGTAGGGTAGGTGAGTTCTTCGCTATATATAAGTTAGAGAAGTATGGTATTGAGTGCCACCATGTAGACCGTTCCGGCATAGACTTGTGGTGCCAATCGCTAGACAATTCGTTATTCACATTGCAGGTCAAGTCTGCAAATCTATGTCATTTCAATAAAAACAACAAACGTAGAGGCATATCTGGATATAGTTATAACCTAAGAGCGGAACATACTGCAGATTTTTATATGTTTATAGCTTTGGATATGGAGAGATTACTGATAGTGCCCACGGCAGAGTTAGAGGGTAAGAATCAATTACGTTTGTTACCCCCTGACTTTACACAAGAAGACGAGTTGGATGGTGTTAGTATGCTGCGTTCCTTTAAAAGGGAAGATCATCTTCAAAAAAGATGCAAACAAGTCCAATAGATACAACGACACATGCGGATGATAGAAACATTAGTTCGGGCAAGAGAGTACTCCAGTAAGTAGTAAGTTAGGGAAGGCGGCATTATATACACATTGCGGTATATATTCTAATGCATATTGTTTATATTTCGCATGATTTTTGGTAATGACCTTGCACTCTTTATTACTTTTTGGTATATATACACCTACGGTTAATAACCTGCGAACATAATATGACGATAAAGCTCGAGCCAGAGAATGGTGTACCAGTGTATGACGACGATCCTGCGGTGGATTTGTCCGTGCGTGCGCGTGCTGCTACCGTAACGGCAAAGCAGTTAGAGCAAGAGGGTTTAGATTTGACTCCTACGGCTGAAGATGAGGCTATGGCGAGTATGTTATCTATCTCTTATGCTAAAGATCCTGAAGAAACTTCCAAAAAAGCTACTAAAGCGCGTGTTGCGGAGCTAACTCCTGCCTCTTTGGTACTTACAAGCAGTATTTTAAGTGAATTTGGTCGTTCTGTGGTGGAATCTGCTACGTCTGTACGACATTTAATCACGAATAAGCTGATATTGGAGACAGAAAACCCTGATGCGAAGATAAGGTTACGTGCGTTGGAGTTGTTGGGTAAGATTTCTGATGTAGGGTTGTTCGCAGAGAAGTCAGAAGTGACGGTTACACACCAATCAACAGATGATTTGAAGAAAAATTTACGTAAAAAGCTAGAAAAACTAGTAAATCCCCCTGAAATTGACGGCGACGAAGTTGTAACCGACGCGGAGGTGGTAGATGAGTAAGACGTACATACACGTAAATCAGCATAAAATACGTTCTAACCTAAAAAATGGGGCAGATGAGCCGGTTATTACAGTAAAAAATGGCAAAAACAACACATATTGCCGTTCTGTAACCATAAATGGGCCAGCTACAGTAAGACAAAGCCTAACTGACAAACCGATTCTTAGTTGTGGGGCACGTGTTGTTATAGAAACTACGTCTCCAGTGGAGATTTTAGACTAATGTCTGACTTTTCGCCGGAAGAAGTCCAAAAAATGTTGGACAACTTGGATAATTTTAGTGATGAAGAGGTCACTGAGATAGAAAAGATGGTAGATGAGTTAGATGCGCGACGTAAAAACAAGGTTGCGTATGATGATTTGATAGCTTTTTGTAAAAGAATGATGCCTGACTTCATTGTAGGCAAACATCACCGTATTTTGGCTGATATGTTGATGGATATTGAGAAAGGAGCTAAGGATCGGGCATGTGTAAACATACCTCCTAGGCATGGTAAGTCCCAATTAGTGTCTATTTTCTTCCCAGCGTGGTATTTAGGGCGAAATCCAGACAAAAAAGTGATGATGGTGTCGCATACGACTGATTTAGCGGTAGATTTTGGTCGAAAAGTGCGTAATTTGCTTGGTTTACAGGACTACAAGGACATATTTCCTACTGTACAACTAGCTACAGATTCTAAGTCTGCGGGGCGTTGGAACACTAATATGGGTGGTGAATACTACGCATGTGGTGTTGGTTCTGCACTAGCTGGTCGTGGTGCGCATTTATTACTAGTAGATGACCCTCATTCTGAGCAAGATGTTATTAATGGTAACTTTAGTGTGTTTGAGAAGGCGTATGAATGGTTTACGTTTGGTGCTCGTACACGATTGATGCCCGGCGGTAGTGTAGCTATTATCCAAACTAGATGGCACATGGACGATCTAACCGGGCGTGTAGTAAAGGATATGAGTCAGAATGAGAAATCTGACCAGTATGATGTTGTGGAGTTCCCTGCAGTTATTGAGGTAGAGGATAAGGATAGTGGAGAACTTGTAGATAAGCCGTTATGGCCTGAGTTCTTTGATATGGAAGCGTTAGAACGTACAAAAGCGTCTATGCCGTTATTCCAGTGGAACGCACAGTATCAGCAGCAGCCGACAGCAGAAGAAGCGGCTATTGTAAAAAGAGAGTGGTGGCAGATATGGGAGAAGGAAGATCCTCCTATGTGTGAGTATTTGATTATGTCGTTGGATTCTGCGGCAGAAAAACATAACAGAGCTGATTATACTGCGCTAACTACTTGGGGGGTATTCTTCAATGAAGAGACAAATGCTCATAACATCATACTACTTAATAGTATAAAGGATCGTTTTGAGTTTCCTGAGTTAAAAGAGTTAGCTATGGAACAGTATACGCTGTGGGAGCCTGATGCGTTCATTGTGGAGAAAAAGAGTTCCGGTGTTGCTTTATACCAAGAAATGCGGAGAATGGGACTTGTTATACAGGAATTTACCCCTCATAGAGGGTCAGGTGATAAATTAGCACGTTTAAATTCTGTATCTGATATTATAGCTTCTGAGTTGGTGTGGGTACCCCAAACTCGATGGGCTGAGGAAGTTGTTGAAGAGATTGCTGGGTTCCCGTTTATGAGTAATGATGATTTGGTGGATTCTACGGTTATGGCGCTAATGCGATTCCGTCAGGGTGGATTTATAACTTTACCTACAGATGAGCCAGAAGAAACTAAATATTTTAAGAGACGCGGAAGCGGATATTATTAGAGGTTAAAGATGGCTATTGAGAAGAGTTTACAGGCGGAGGCCCCTGAAGGTGAAAACCTAACAGGTGAAGCACTAGAGATCGAAATCGTAGACCCAGAGATGGTTACGTTAGATAATGGTGACGTAGAGATTACCCTTATGCCGGGTGATGAAGAAGAGGAAAGTGAGTTTGATGCCAATCTAGTTGACATGCTAGATGATAGAGAGCAAGCTATCCTTGCGGACGAACTTATTGGGCTTGTTGAGTCAGATACTCAAAGCCGAAAAGAGTGGGCTGATACTTACGTAAAAGGACTCGACATCCTTGGATTTAAGTCAGAAGAGCGCACAACTCCGTGGGAAGGCGCTTGTGGCGTACATTCTACTGTACTAGCTGAAGCAGCTATTCGTTTCCAAGCAGAGGCTATGTCTGAGACATTTCCTGCGCAAGGCCCTGTCAAAGTAAAAATTCTAGGTAAAGAGACCAAAGAGAAAGAAGCGGCAGGTGAACGTGTTCGTGTAGACATGAATTACCAACTTACAGATAAAATGGTTGAGTATCGTCCAGAGCATGAACGTATGTTATATAGCCTAGGACTTGCAGGATCTGCGTTTAAAAAGGTTTATTTTGACCCTACTCTAGACAGACAGTGCGCTATCTATATCCCAGCAGAAGACGTTATCGTGCCTTATGGAGCGTCTAATATAGAGTCTGCGGAGCGTGTTACTCATATTATGCGTAAGACTAAAAATGACTTACGTAAGTTGCAGGCAAATGGGTTCTACGCTGATAAAGACATTGACGACCCTACTCCATACCACACAGACATCGAAGAACGTAAAGCCGAAGAAGGTGGTTATGCACTAAACGATGACAGTCGTTATACCTTGTATGAGATACATGCTGATCTTGTTATTGCGGGTATTGATGATGAAGATGATTTAGCTAAGCCATACGTTGTAACTGTAGAACGTGGTACAGGTGAATTATTATCTATTAGACGTAATTATGATGAAGATGATGAGCTAGAAATGAAGCGTCAGCATTTTGTACATTACTCTTACGTCCCCGGATTTGGCTTCTACGGTCTTGGACTGATACACATCATAGGTGGGTACGCTAAAGCAGGAACGTCGATTATACGGCAATTGGTGGACGCTGGTACGCTATCTAACCTTCCGGGCGGTTTAAAGTCCCGTGGTTTACGTATTAAAGGAGATGATACTCCTATTGAACCGGGTGAGTTTAAAGATGTAGATGTCCCATCAGGCAGTATTCGTGAGAATATTATGCCCCTACCTTATAAAGAGCCTAGTCAGACTCTACTAGCACTACTTAACCAGATTACTACAGAAGGTCGTAGGTTGGGTGCTATTGCGGATATGGATGTTTCTGATATGTCTGCGAACGCGCCAGTAGGTACTACCCTAGCTTTGTTAGAGCGTACATTGAAGCCTATGGCGGCTGTACAGGCTCGTGTGCATTATGCGATGAAGTTAGAGTTCCGTATGCTGAAAGACATCATGGCAGAGAATGCGCCGGATGAGTATGGCTATGAGCCTACTAGTGGTGAGGTAGGCGCTATTAAAGCTGATTACGAGATGGTAGAAGTCATACCTGTAAGTGATCCTAATAATACGACTATGGCTCAGCGTGTAGTTCAGTATCAGACTGTATTACAGATGTCACAGCAAGCTCCGCAGATATATAACCTACCCCAGCTACACCGTCAGATGATTGAGGTGTTGGGTGTGAAAAACGCGGACAAGTTGGTACCTACGAAAGACGATGTTAAGCCAACAGATCCTATTAGTGAGAATATGAATGCGCTAACGGGTACCCCCATAAAAGCGTTTTTAACTCAAGACCACGAGGCGCATATACGCACTCACCAGTCTTTCATGCAAGATCCTACGGTTGCAGGCGCACTAGGTAAGAGTCCACAAGCGCAAGCGATGATGGCATCACTACAAGCTCACATTGCGGAGCACGTTGCGTTTAAGTATAGAGCGCAAGTAGAAGAGAAAGTGGGTGCAACGTTGCCATATCCTAACGAAGAGTTAGCGCCAGAGTTAGAAATAGAAATGTCTAGAGTAGCAGCTGACGCTAGTAGGCAAGTTAAAGATCAGAATGCTCAGCAGCAAGCGCAGCAAGAAGCGCAGAAGCAAGCACAAGATCCTATCCTACAACTCAAGCAACAAGAGATGCAGCTCAAGCAACAAGAAGTACAACTTAAAGCTCAGAAAGATCAGCTTGAAGCTCAGATCAAACAGGCTGAAGTACAACGTAAAGCCCAGAAAGATCAGATGGATAACCAAATTGACCAACAACAGCTAGCGATTGATCGGCAGGAGTTGGAGATTGATGCCCAGAAAGCGGGTGCAAAACTGGCGGCAGATAGACGTACCGCCAATACAAAACTAGACCTAGATATGGTTAAAGCTAGGACTGATGCGATGAATAAACAACGTAAGGAATAACTTATGACTACCGTCTTAGACGTGCTAAAAGAAAAACTCGAAGAACATGTTTCTTCTGCACAAGAATTTCTTAGTAGCGGGGGTGCGAAGGATTACGCCCAATACCAAGAAACTGTAGGTTTGATCCGAGGTCTCGAAACCTGCATATCGTATACAAATGACCTCTCGCGCAATTACTTGGAAGAAGATGATGACTGATTTAAAGATTGTACAGAAAGACCCGGAAAATGAGAAAGAGCTAGAAGATGCGTTACCAACGCCTGTTGGATATAGGGTGCTGGTCGCTTTACCTGAAGTAGAAGAAACTTTTGGGGAAAGCCGCATTATTAAGTCTAGTAAAGAGCAACACCTAGACCACGTACTATCTACTATAGGTTTAGTGGTAGATATGGGCACAGAAGCATACTCTGATAAAGAGCGTTTTACTGATGGGCCGTGGTGTAAAGAAGGTGATTATGTGATGTTCCGTGCTAATACTGGCACGCGTTTTAAAGTGGGCAACACCGAGTTTCGTTTGATGAATGATGATTCAATTGAAGCCGTTGTAGCCGATCCCCGTGCAGTAGCACGAGCGTAATAAGGAGAATAACATGGGTTTTCAAAAAGTAGAGTTTGAGTTTCCTGATGAGCAGGAAGAAAAGAAAGACCTAGACATCGAGGATACTAGTGCAGTAGAAATTGATCTGTCGGGTAAAAAAGAAGCTGATGACTACAAAGAAAAAGAAGTAGAAGTAGAAGTAGAAGCTAAGGAAGAAAAAGAAGTTGAAATCGAAGTAGTCGATGATACTCCTAAGAAAGACCGTAAACGTAAAGCATCTGCAGCACCAGAAGATGTTACGGATGAGGAGTTAGAAAACTACTCGGAGAAAGTTCGTAAGCGTATCCAGCATTTCAGTAAGGGCTACCACGACGAGCGTAGGGCTAAAGAAACCGCAGAGCGGGAGCGTAAAGAGCTAGAGTCTTATGCTAGACAGTTAGTGGCGGAGAACAAAGAGTTACTCGATTCCGCCAACCAGTCTAATAAAGCACTACTAGATAAGGGCAAAGAAGACGCTGAAAAAGAAGTGAAGATAGCTAAATTCGCATACAAAAAAGCGTATGAAGCCGGCGACGCTGATAAGTTAGTAACCGCCCAAGAAAGACTTACTGACGCTAAAATGAAACAAGATAAGCTAAGTTCAGTAGATACCTCTTTACAAGAGAGGGAAACTCCTGTACAAATGCAAGAAACAGAAGTAGAAACTCCACAAACGGACGAAAAAGCCGCTACTTGGGCACAAGAGAACACTTGGTTCGGTACCGATGATGAGATGACTGCTTACGCTATGGGTGTACACAAGAAGGCGGTTAAAGAAGGCCTTGACCCTAGCAGTGATGAATACTATGAGAAAATTAATTCTCGTATGCGTTCTACCTTTTCGGATTATTTCGGAGAGGAGGAACACCAAGAAGAGCAAGAACCCGAAACTAAGAAGCGAAAATCTAATGTGGTCGCTCCCGCTACGCGGAGCACGTCGCCAAAGAAGGTGACATTAACGCGAACACAAGTGGCTATCGCTAAGAAGTTAGGAGTACCGCTCGAACTATACGCCAAAAAGGTTGCTGAAGAGATGAGGAATAGATAATGGCTGATAACAGATTAGACCGTGAATTAGAGACCCGTGAGAAAACTGCTCGTAAAACTGCATGGAAACGTCCAGAGGTTTTACCGTCTCCCACTCCAGAAGAGGGATATGTATACCGTTGGATTCGGGTTGCAAATCAGGGACAAGTGGATGCCACTAATGTCTCATCTAAATTGAGAGAAGGTTGGACTGCTGTAAAAGCGTCAGATCATCCTGAGATTACACTTGTTACTATCGAGAACGATAGATTTAAAGACAATGTAGTTATTGGTGGTTTGATGTTGTGTAAAGCGCCTATTGAGCTAGCTAATGAACGTAACGACCATTACGCTCAGCAGACGCAATCACAAATGAATGCAGTCGATAACAACCTTATGAGGGAAAATGATCCTAGAATGCCCCTATTTAATGATAGGAAATCTAAGGTCACTTTCGGTAAAGGTTAAATTTTTTAATTAGGAGTCAAAAATGGCTTATCCAACTCTTGATTCTGCGTACGGGTTCAAACCAGTAAACTTGACTGGTGGTACTTCTTTCGCTGGATCTACTCGTAGAATTCCTATTGACGGCAGCTATGCTACTGCTATGTTCAATGGGGATCTTGTAACAGTTGCAGCTAATGGTACAGCTACACGTATCACTACTGAGACTGGTGTAAAAATCGCAGGTGTATTCCTTGGTTGTGAGTACACAAATGCAAATGACCAACTAGAGTTTTCCCAGTCTTATCCGGGAACTAGTGTATCTAACGCTTTCGCTGTTGTCATGGACAACCCTTCTGTACTTTGTAAAGTTGCTATTGTTACTGCCGCTGGTGCAGTAGATGATACTCTTACTCGTGCAGCAGTTGGTACAAATGCAAGCATTGAGCAAGCATTAGGTGGTGTAACTGCAACTGGTAATTCTCGACTAGGAATGACTAAAACTGTAGCTAACACTAACACTCTACCACTTCGTATTATTGATCTTGTTGAAGATACAAAAACTAGCAACGGCTACGTAGAAGCTATTGTTAAGTTCAACACGCATCAGTATAACGACACTACTGGCGTTTAAGGAGAAATAACTAATGGCTATTTCAAGATCACAACTGCTTAAAGAGTTACTTCCCGGATTAAACGCTTTGTTTGGTTTGGAGTACTCTAAATATGGTGAAGAGCACAAAGAGATTTTCGAGACTGAAACCTCTGACCGTTCTTTTGAAGAAGAAACTAAATTGTCTGGCTTTGGTGCTGCTCCTGTTAAACAGGAAGGTGGCGCTATTGAGTATGACGCGGCGCAAGAAGCGTTCACTGCACGCTACACGCACGAAACCGTTGCTATGGGTTTTGCAATCACTGAAGAAGCGATTGAAGATAACTTGTATGACTCTTTGTCTGCTCGTTATACCAAAGCATTGGCTCGCGCTATGGCGTACACGAAGCAAGTTAAAGCTGCTTCTGTATTGAACAACGCTTTCTCTGGCACTACTTACGGTGACGGTTCAACTTTATGTGCAACCGATCACGCGTTAGTATCTGGTGGATCTAACTCAAACCGTCCTGCTGTTGCAGCTGACCTTAACGAAACTTCTTTAGAAGCGGCTGTTATTCAGATTGCCCAGTGGACTGATGAGCGTGGTCTTCTTATTGCTGCACAGCCTAAGAAGCTCATTATTCCATCTAACCTACAGTTCGTAGCGACTCGTTTGCTTGAGACTGAAGGTCGTGTTGGTACTGCTGACAATGACGTTAATGCTCTATCGAACAATGGTTCGATTCCGGGCGGCTACTCAATCAATCACTATCTAACCGATACTGATGCGTGGTTCTTAACGACTGATATTCCTAACGGATTGAAGCACTTTGTTCGTGCGAAAATGGCTACCTCTATGGACGCTGATTTCGATACTGGCAACAGCCGCTACAAGGCGCGTGAGCGTTACTCGTTCGGTGTATCTGACCCATTGGCGATCTTCGGATCACCGGGCGCATAATCTGCGTTGGGTTACTAAGGGAGCTTCGGCTCCCTTTTTTATTGTCTTTTATATTGTACTGTGATAAGTTAACACAAACCGGGAAAATTTATCGGTGGACTTGACAGCCCCGGCTGACGACATGTAGACAAGTTCACTTTAACTCACATGTGAGAATTATATTATGGCTAAAACTACATTTTCAGGCCCAGTCCGTTCGGACGCGGGTTTTCAAATCCCAGCAGTAACTACTGCTAATTTACCAGCGGCTACCTCTGTTGTAGCAGGAACCGTGTATGTTGTTACTGATAATGGTGCAGGTAACGATGAAATCTGTGTTGTTGTAAGTAACGGAACAGCGTGGAAAACTGCTATTGGCGCGGCACTATCTTAATAGGAGGCTGATATGTCTAGTGACGTAAAAGCTGTATATTGGACAGCTAGCAGCGGTACTTCTGGTGTAGGTACTGTTATAGGTGGCAGAAACAGAATCAAAGGCATCCACGTGCATACTGCAGGTTCTAACAACCCTACATTTACCATAAAAGATGGTTCTACTGGGGCTGTTGTGTTGCAAGCAGACTTTAAGAACACTGATAACGATTCTATCTATGTTCCGGGCGATGGTCTTCTTTGTGTAAATGAGGCTTACGTTTCTGTATTCGACCATATAACTTCTATAACGGTGTTCTATGCGTAGTTATTATGCCAAAGGCGGTAAGGTAAAAGGTACCGGCATGAAAGGTATGAGCCAGAAAAGTGGGGACAAGCGCCCCACTAAATCTGGTGCTGGTATGACTGCTAAAGGTGTAGCTAAATACAGACGGAACAATCCGGGTAGTAAATTAAAGACGGCAGTTACAGAGAAGAAGCCTACAGGTAAGAGAGCATCAAGACGTAAGTCATATTGCGCTCGTTCTGCAGGACAGATGAAACAATTCCCTAAAGCTGCTAAAGATCCAAATTCAAGATTAAGGCAAGCGCGTAAGCGCTGGAGGTGTTAAGTGAAGGGCAAGAAAGTAAAAGGTTACATGAAAGGCGGAGATATTAATGATTCCCTGCCCGGCATTGAAGGCTTAGATGCTAAGTTTGGTCAAAGTGTTGCTGACGGTAATAAGGCTACGGGAGATGCTATAGCCAAACGAATCCAAAAAGCTAAAGATCTAGAAGCTAAGTCTATGGAAGGCCGAGATCTTACCGCTAAAGAAAAGAAAGCTAGGAAGCGAGCAGCAGACAACAAGAAGTTAGACGCTAAAGCCAAGGAAATGCTGGGCCCAGAGAAGAAGAAGAAGAAGAAAAACAACACCACTAAATCGTCTCCTTTAGATGCTCCTAAG